TCTCTAGCCACTTAAAAGTGTACCGAAGGTTTTCAGCGTAGTATTACCTGAAAACCTCGGTGCACTGGTACACTTTATCCTGCACCTTGCTGGATGTCACATGCCCGCAATTGGTGCTTCACCATCTTCCTCATCGAAGGTGACGAAGACGGCTCTTTATCCCTTACTAACTTTCCCTGGCCTGATCTTCGATATGGAGTCTACCAACTTGAACGATGTCCAGACACTCAACGATTACATCTCCAAGGCTATGCCCAGTTCAGCAAGCGATTGCGTCTCAGCGGACTTAAGAAGCTGCACGCCAGCGCTCACTGGGCCTGTGCTAGAGGCACCCCAGCCGAGAATGAAGCGTACTGTACGAAGCTGGAATCTAGGGTCGAGGGAACTGGACCCATTAGATTCGGTGAACTTGAACAGGCATCTGTCCAAGGAAGATCCTGCGACTTGCAAGAAGCGGTGCTTCGGATTCGAACAGTCCCTGGCTACACTGAAGAACAGTTCGGTCTGGACTTCCCCGCCTCCTGGGCCCGGTATCAAGACTTATTTACCCGCGTCAAGTTACTTGGCACCGGTAACAAAAGAAGAGATACCCATCTCGTCGTCTATATTGGGCCCACAGGAGTTGGAAAGTCTACTCGTATATTTGAACAATTTCCGGACGCTTATTGGAAGCCTCCTGGAAAGTGGTGGTGTGGTTATCACGGACAGGAAACAGTTGTGTTCGATGATTTTGATGGCTCTTGGTTCTCTTGCACAGACTTTTTGCGTATACTTAACCCCTTCCCCACTTACATTGAAGCAAAAGGGCATAGTTATAAGCTGGTCTCCGAAAGATTTGTTATCTCAACAAACATTGAGCCCCGCGATTGGTACCGAAAACATTTCGAAGAACACCCCCCTCATCTTGCCGCCGTGATGCGTCGTATAAACGAAGTGGTTACTTGGAACGGCGTTGAGTGGGTGTCTATGTCTGGTGAGCACTACTTTGCCCCGCCAGTACTGGTACCATATGGGGGTCTTATGCCTGTTGAGATTCCTCCTTTGCCATTCGAGTCGCCACCTTGGTCGCCTGTACACGAATAAATGCCGTATAAACGGTACTATAGTAACCGTTCTTACTCAAGACCTTCTAGTTCTTACTATGGAAGAGCGCTTAAGCGACGAAGTAAGAAGAAGTCATGGGGAGGAGGCTTTGCCGGTTATCGTAAAGCTGCGATGGGTTCATTTATGCGTAACTTATGGCAAACGTATCCTTCTAAGCCTACTGCGGAGCTGCTTGCGGCGAGACAAGAACACGGGCCGGCGACTATATCCGGTGTTGGAGACTACGAGTTTACTCCTGGTGGTTCTCACTCTATCGGTTCTCGCGTTGGTGCTTGGCTAGGAGACAAAGCACAGTCTGTTTTAGGTCGTATTACTGGTCTTGGTGATTACTCAGTGATGAAGAATACACTTGTAAATGATCCTCCTTCTGTGAGAAATAACTCTGCTCGTACTGTTACACTTTCTCACAGGGAATACATCGGAGATGTTGTGACGGGTGCTGCTAACACTTTCAATTTACAAGCTTATAAGATTCAACCTGGTGATCCTGCTACTTTCCCTTGGCTTTCTACGATTGCTTCACAGTTCCAACAGTATACACTGGATGGAATGATTTTCCAGTTTAAATCTATGTCTGCAGATGCTTTAAACTCGACAAACACTGCTCTTGGTCAGGTTATAATGGCTACAAATTATAACGTCTCTGCTCCTCTTTTTGACAGTAAGTATGAAATGGAGAATACGGAATTTTCCTCTTCTGTTAAACCTTCTTGCTCTGCTATGCATCCTATTGAGTGTGCTAGACGTGAGTCTACGCTTAACGAACTTTATGTTGCTCCTGGAGGTTCTATTCCTGATAACAAAGATCCTTCTTTCTATGATTTTGGAAACTTCCAAATTGCTACAAACGGCTTCCAAGCAGCCGGTGTTAACATTGGTGAGTTGTGGGTAACTTATGAGGTTACTTTGCTTAAACCTATATTGAATTCTATCAATGGTTCACAAAACCTTTGGTCTTTACAATATAGGCGTGCTCTGATTAGTAATCCTGTAGACTCAACAGGATTATTCCGTGCGGGTTCGAATCTTCTTCAATATCCTCTACCTGTACCTGGTGTTACTAATACTATGGAAATAGTATATAGTGGAACAAAAGGTAGTATTTGGACTTTTAAACGTATTGGTTCTGATCTTCCTTTCCCTGTGGGTACGGTGTTCGTTGTAACATTTGCTGCTGCTATTGCTCCAGTATCTGGACAAACACCGGATATCCCCACTGTTACTGTTTCTTTTGAAACCAACACTACAACTACTGCTGTTGCGAACGTTGTAAATGCTCTTGTTGTTTCACCTCCCGTTGCTCCTACTTCGTATACACAAAACTATGATCTTGCTGGTGCTCTTGCTTCTGGTGTTTCTCAAAGTTTCTCCTTCTGTTTCCGTACAGTTCTTCCAGATGTGCTTCCTTCTCTTACAGTTCTTGGACAAGTGAAGGGAGTGACACTTACTGGTGGATTTAAATCACCAGAACTACTGATTAACGTGAGTCAAATTCGCGAAGATCAATTTGATTCACTTTATTAAATAAACTTGTTTTTTTAAAAACTACTCTCCGGAGTTATACTTTTCGGCTTTTTATATTTACTTTAACAAAACGATTGATAGTCAACACTTCACAGACAAGCTGGTAGAGCGACTAACCACTTGGGCAGTTAAAGCTTAGTCAAGCGATTTCAAACCTTGTCGAGGTAGCTTTTTTTACTTAGGATATCTTATGGGATAACACATGCATACTTTGTGAGGTCTGGCGCCGTCCAAGCAGTTTTCGATGTGACCAACAGCCGGTTAACCGGCTGTTCCGGGATCGCAGCCGACGTCGGAGGCTGCGCGGGGGATAAAAATCGAAACTGTCGGAGACCAAACTTAGCGTGCAGCAGCGGGGGACCTACTGCTTCCTCGCTAGATCTCTTGTGTGCCCGCTAGATCTCTTGTGTAGCATGCTCCAACACAAAAGTATTCTGTGTTCCCGCTAGATCTCTTGTGTGCCCGCTAGATCTCTTGTGTACCCGCTAGATTTGAGTGGCATCTCTAGCCACTTAAAAGTGTACCGAAGGTTTTCAGCGTAGTATTACCTGAAAACCTCGGTGCACTGGTACACTTTA